CCATTTCATTTAACGATAGGGATGTTTCGTTTAATTCTCAGATGTCTTCTTTATCTTTCAATATTTCATTATCAATATAACTCACATTAACAATATCGTGTTCAGATATTAACATTTCAATTTTGAGTTTATTATCAATCAATAATTTTTTATTTATGTTCAAACTAATGTAATTATTGATAAAAGTTTCAGTTGGAATATTTAGGTCTGATTCAGTTTCAATATTTATCTTTTTGAAATTTGGACTTAATTTATTTTGAACGAATTTATCTTTATTTTCATAAACATCTAATACAATAAATCCCTTTTTATCATCACTATCAGTATTATATGGTGATGTTAAATTTTTTATATTTGCAGTTACACTATTTTTCTCGTAAAAACCATTATAACATTTCTTATACATTTTTAATTTATTGACAATAATATCTCTTTTATGAGAATTCATATAGTCAAAATTAAAGAAACAATAATCTGATTCGAATTTATCAAGATCCTCAATTTGAGTATTCCTTGGAAGTGCAACGAAGCTCTCATCTAATAAAATTTCTATTCTTTTAGGTTCTTTGATAATTTCAATGTTGTCTATATTTTTAATAATATTTAATGATAATGTATCATTTTCTCCTTCTATAATATATACTGGAAGTATTTTTGATATTTTTTCAAATAGATCCTGAATGAATTTTAAGACTGTTAAATCAATTGTTTTTGTTTTGCATAGTAGATTACCTAAATGGATTAATATATCATTTGGCTGAGCGTTATTAGTCAAATAAGGCACAAATTCATTGTAGAAATAGTAGTCCATGTTTTTCAACCATTCTTTTGAAGAAAGGTTTTTTGATAGGTTGAAATTTGTATTGCTTATGATGAAGATTTTTGACATATTTCGTTTAATTTTTTTAATTTTTCTTTTCTTAAATAAGTGTAATATTTTTTATATTCCATTGTTTTATATTTAATAAATCCTTCAATAACTATTACTGGTGTATCTGGTTGTGTATCATTCAAATATAAATCATATGCTATTCTGTCATTTTTTGTGATTGACATATTTTGTTTAATTTTTTTAATTTATATTTTCTTAATTCAGTTTTATAATGTTTTTCACATAGATTTAAACAATATAAATTTATATCATCTCTACTGCTACCAAACCAATATGGGTTCCCACTTTTACCACAAATTTGACAATATTCGCCAACACTATTGTATTTATCTAAACTTTTAAAGTGTGGTAACATTTTCTTGTATTTTTTTTAATTTTTCTTTTCTCATTTCTTTTATATTTAAGCGAAAAAAGTCTGTATATGGATGATGATTAGCATCTTTATCATCAATCATAAAAAAAAGGTTCTCACCATCATCATCAATTATATAAAAATATTCATTATTATGTTTTATAATAATATTATATGATTTACCAACAGTGATCATAGGACGGAATAGAATAATACGTTCTGTGTGACAATATAATATATCACCAATTTTTAATTTATTTTTCATTCTGCCTGTATGGTATTGAGTTTTTTCAATTTTTCTCGTCGTTCTTTCCTTTGGTGCTCAATACATTGCTTTTTGTATATGTCACTTATTTCTTTTTTAGATAAGCTATGATCATAATGAATAATTTCTGTTATGCCTTCAACATATTTCATATAGTTTTTATTTCTAATAATTTTTTATAGTAATTATCAGTTAAAAATTCTTTGCCTTCTAAAATATGATTTTTATATTCTTCTGTTGATTCTAATTCATTAACAGATGTCCATTCTTCATTTGCGATATAAACTACACATTCTTTATTGTTAATACGATGATTCTCTCTACGATAGTGTTTTGGGAATCCCTCAAATTTATCTAATTTTAATATATCTTCTTGACTAACTTCATAAATTACACCTTCAACATGAGATGAATCGTCTTTAATAATATTTGCAAATCCTATATTTGGGTTTTTCTGTGATTTTTTATTGATAATAAACCTATATCCTTTGAGTGATCCTTTTTCTTTGGATGAGAAAAATACACCCCTCTCTATCATCCTTTTAACATTCATGTTAGATCCGTAGGCGAAATAATTCATAAAATTTTTTTATTTTAATTTTTATATATACTTTTACAACAAATGTTTAAATAAAGTATGAAAATAACAGCGATAGGAGACTTACATGGTAGAGAAACTTGGAAGGATATAGTTACAGATAATCCAGGTTCTCATTTTATTTTTTTAGGTGATTATCTGGACGCCTACGATATTGAAGAAATATCTGAAGAAGATAGTGTAGAAAATTTTTATCAATTAATAGATTTTAAAAAAGGAAATTCAAATAAGGTTACTTTGTTAATTGGCAACCACGATTTTCAATATTTATACTATCCTTTCGGTGCAACAAATGCAATGTCTAAAAAATATTTACCAGAAATTAGAGAAATATTTAGAGATAATAAAAATCTTTTCCAATTTGCTTATCAAAGAAAAAATTATTTATTTCTTCACGGTGGTTTAACCAATTCTTGGGTTAAAGAACATCTTGATTATTTAACTAAAATTGGATTAAAACCTGATATGAGTAATATTGGTGAAATAATAAATAAGGCTGGCCAAGAATTAATTGGTAGATATGCTTTGAGTGAAGTTTCATATTATAGAAATGGACCTAAATTATATGGTGGACCTCTTTGGTGTGATCATAGAGAACTTGTTGCTGATAATTTAGATAATTATCATCAGATTGTTGGTCATAATAAATTTTATGAGATAGAAACTTGGAAAGAAGAGAACGATAGTTCTTCTATAACTTTTTGTGATTGTTTATTTGCTGGTGTTGATAGTTATACAGTAAATATTTAATATTCATTTTCAGACTCTTTCCTTGCGGCTTCTTCTCTTGATTCTATTGATTTTCTATGAGATAGTGCATCTCTTTTCAATTGCTTAGCAGTTTGTATAATTATTTCTAAATTTTGTCTTAATCTAATTGACGCAACTTTATAATCTTTTTTATAAAGTTTATAATAATCTACTCTACAATGATTTAGTCTTTCAATTATATCTTCAATAGGATTGTTACTGTCATCATATTCTTCTTCTGTTGTAGAAGATATTTTTCCACCTCTTTTAGATTGAACCATAATATTCTTTTAATAATTTTTCTTTATCAATGGTTACAACACCAATTTCTTCACAGACTATACCACCAGCTAAATTTGAAATTTTTGCAATTTCTTCAATATTAATATCATTTAATAACATAGAAACAACAGAAATAACAGTATCGCCTGCACCTGAAACGTCAGCGACTTGTCTTGCTGTACCAGGTATTATTTTATTAATTATTTCATTATCTTTTTTATAAGATACAAAAATTCCATTTTCAGAAAGAGTTATAAATACAATTTCTATTCCTTTTTCGTGTAATATTTTTGAGCCATTCTTTAGTAACAATTCTTTATTAGTTTCTGTTAGATTTAATCCTTCTTTAAATTCTTTGAGATTTGGTTTAAATAAATTTACATTTTTATAAAGTGAAAAATTCTTTTTCTTTGGATCTACTAAAACAGGTATTTTTAAGAAACTTGCATTAATTATTACTTTGTTTATAATACTCTCATTTATAACACCTTTATCATAATCTTGAAATAATATACAATCAATTTTTTGACTAAGTGCGTTATTTATTATTGCTGAAAAATTTTCTTGATCATTTTTATTTAATTCAAATTTAATTTCTTCATCAATTCTTAACATTTGATGATTATTACCAATTATTCTAGTTTTATTTGTTGTTATTCTATTATCTGTTTGATAAATATAATCAACTGATATATCCATATTTTTCAATAAAGATAAAAATATTTCACCACTTTGATCTTTACCAATGACTGAACATAAAATTGGTGTTCCGCCTAATTTTTTTATATTTGATGCTACATTAGCTGCTCCACCTAATTTATTTTCTTTATTTGTAATATCTATAATTGGAACTGGTGCTTCTGGTGATATTCTTTCTACATTGCCGAATAGATATGAATCAAGCATTACATCACCTATAATCAATATATTTTTATTCTTGAATAGATTCATTAATTATATTTTTATAATTATATATTATATGATTTAGATCCAAATAAAATGTTTAGGTAAAATTACTATCAAATAATTTTTCAATTTTAGTACCAGTTTGTGCTATTAAACTATTTTTATCGTTTTTTCTTGTGTCTAATACTAGTCTCCTTAATTTTTTAATATCTGTTATGCCTTTTTCTACTGCATCATTGAAAGGATTTGCAAATTTTCTAAACCATCCTGATCCATTCCAAGTAGCGTAAATAAAATGAAATAATATTTTATTATCACTATTTACTATTTCTAATGATTTTTTTGATAAATATCTATTAGAATAATCATCAAATTGAGGCTTCATCATTTCTGCAGCAAGTGGTAATAATGTATTTTTTAAATTGCCACCGAAATAATTCCATTTCCAAGTTTTTCTAGCATTTGCATTATCAATAATATTCCAGAATTTTTTACCTGCTGTTGATGAATTTATTTTTCCACCTGTTTTTCTATCTATACCAAACATAGTTTCACCAGAACCTTTATATCTTTTATCTTTTATTCTTCCATCTGAAACCATGTCAGGATGAAAATAACCTCCTTCTAATTTTTCTATGACTTTAATTGTCATTTCAGTAAATGTTGGATTGTCAAACTCTGTTGATAATGGAGAACCGTCTATATTTGGATCTTTCTCAGTTTCTGTAGCGGCTCCTTTACATTTACTTTCATCAGGTATATTATAATCTTGACCTTGATAATTTTTACTATTGTTTGTTTGATCAGATGATGGCCAGTTAAAATAATCTTCTGGATCTATCTTTTCATTATTTGGAGTTGTTACAGTAAAATGTAAATGTGAACCAGTTGTATGTGCTCCAGAATTTCCAACTAATGCTATTTTTTCACCTTGTTTAACTGTATCACCTTTTGATACTAAACCAGTACTTAAGTGTGCGTAGCCAGTTATAAAATTATTAGTATGTTTTATTCTTAAATAATTTCCACCACCATGTTTATCATCAAATCCACTTGCAATAACACTGCCATCAGCTGGACTAACAATAGGTGTTCCTATTGGAGCCGCAATGTCTATTCCACCATGACCTTGCGTTTTTGATGGATTTGTTGGATCTTGTCTTAGTCCAAACCTGCTTGATATTCTAGTTCCTACTAATGGCAATACCATTTCAGTATCAGACTCAACAAAACTTGTTGGTGCGGCATCTTTTAACGTGTCACATGCTTTATCATTAGAACTTTTTATAGCATCATTTAGTGCTTTTCTATTTGCTTCGTTTATATCAGGTGGTATTACTAAATCTGTGTCATTTTTTGTATTAATTGTTGTAGGTATTCTTTCTAATTTTTGTACAGCTTTATTATCGACTATTTTAACATGTTCTGAAGTGAAATTTTTTCTTTTTGATTGATATTCTAAACATAATTTTTGAAGTTTTGGCTTCATAATAGGTGCACCAAGATTTCCAACTAAAGAACCAGGATTAAGTAATTCTGCTATAAATTTATCCATCCAATCAAAAAAATTAGTACCTAGTACAGCATCTTGTGTAGAATCTTTTGTTCCTAAGTTTAATTTTTGTGTAGAGTCTTTTAATTCTAAATTAATAGAGTTGTTATTAATAGTCATTTTATTATATAAATGATCTATTGTCAATTCTTTACTATCTACGAATAAGTTTGTTCTTTCATCAACTAAAAGAGCAACAAAATTTGTATATTCATCTTCACTTAAATCTTTAAGTTTATTTTGAAGATTTACGTTATAGTTTTCAGAATATATGTAATATGGTGAATATAAATCATCTGATAAAAATAGTATATTTACTAATTTACCAATTGCTGGAACTTGGAAATCTTTTCCAGAAATACCACCCCAAGGATAAGCATATGGTATATCTTCTAACGCTATATTATGATATAGCGTTTGTACTCTTACTTTAATTCTACCTTTTCTGTTTGGGTCTTTATTATCTTCAACTATACCTACGTAAAAATCTCTTGCGAGTTCCATTTATTTATTTTATTTTTAAAAATTAGCAGCGTTTCTTGTTGCATTTTCTAAATCAGTTAATAATCCAGAACCAACTGTTTTTGCAAAGTTTTTTAGACTTGTGCGATCATTAAAATTAGGATTATACACATTATCTGGTTCTATTTTATTTAATCCTGTTGAACTTCTGAATTGTGTTAAAAGATTATTTACAGTGCTTCCTCTAACATCTCTCAATTTTGCTTCAAGACTATCCATATAATTAAGACTATTGTTAGCAACTGTTTGTGCAGCTTTACCTAATAATTGATTTGTAAATCCTTTCTTTTGTGGTGGTGCAGAATTTATTCTATCTAAGTCATTATAATATTCTTGTTTAGTGTTACTATAAAAATCATCTGACCAAGGATTTATTTGTGTCATAGCATTTCCATTATTAGATGGATATAAGAGTGGAAATTCACTCCAACGAGTTACAGACTTATAATAAATGTCAAATGATAATGTTTGTGGAGAATTATTTACAGCCGAGCCATAACCACCAATTGTCATTTCATCTTCATAATTTCGACTTTGTTCAAAATTAAAATTACAATCATGTAATGTATATACAATTTGAGATTTTGGAGATATTGTATTTTTTATTTCGTTTTGAGGATCAAAGTTGCTATTATTTTTTTCTGGAATAGTAAAATTTCTAATATCATTTATTTTGATTGTCATATCAAATCTTATCAAATTTTCTGGAAACATATGTCTTTGATTTTTATAACTATAAATAATATTATTATATAATTCTGATAAATACCAAGCTATCATTGATACATCTTCGTTTAGAGTTATTGTGATTTTATCAGCTTCATCTTTTCCATTATAATAATTGATGAATTTATTATTTAGTTTTTCTAATCCCTTAATTTTTGTTATATAATAAGCTTTGTTTGAAAAATTTCTATTACTATTTTCTTTCAAATCTTTTTCAAATATTTTGAAAAAAACATTTCTAAATTCTGTCCAAAGTTTAGTTCTACTTCCATATCCTAAAGGATCAATTTCACTATATTTATTTATAAAATACATTAAACTATTGCTAGTGTTTGTTGTTGAGAAAAATGGAGATTCTTCATTAAAATATAGTTCAAAAGTAGGCATAAATGGATCTTCATACCAAAAATCATTGCCTCTAAATCCAAATTGTGAATATAATCCTCTTTTGAAAGTATTTGTGTCTTCATCATATTCTGATTGAATTGCTTCGCCATCTATTTGCCCTCCACCAGCACTAAACCATCCAGTTTCATTTTTAGAATCTGATGTGTGATAAGGATCATAATCATCTAATTTTTTATCTTCAATACCAAAGGCTTGTTTAAATAACCCCTTATTTATATTCAATGAATTTGCTAATGCTTCAATTGCACTATCTTGAGCATAACCTTTAATGTATCTAGCGGAATTTGTAGCTTTCTTTTTAAATGAATCTGTCAAAGAAAAATCTCCAGAGCCTAAAGAACCTGATAATTGCTCACCGTTTAATATATTTTTATAACTTAGTCCCATCTTTTTTTATTATTTTGTTAATGTTCTAAAACCATTTTTTTCATCATTTCCTTCACCATAATTTATACTTAATTCTCTTCTCATAAGCGTAATTTCTTGTTCAATCCCACTACTTCTTTTATATAAATAATTTATTCCTGTAATAAACCAGTAACCAGATAATTTAGTGTTTATATTATTAAGTGATGATTTTGTGTTTGCTGCACTGGATAACATATCATCTGGATTATATATTTCAACTTTAATATTTTGAAATCGTTTAATAGAAAAATTAACTTGATTTAATATTACAATCATTTTCATTTTCTCCATTCCATCTAAGTGAAATTTGTTTGCAACTTTAGCTAATGAATAGAATTTATGTACATTATTATCAGTATCAATTTTGCCTGTAAAATATTCATCATTTACATTTTCTTCATATATCTTTGAATTTCTATCAGTTAGGTCTTTTAATTCATTATGTTCAGTTTTAAGTTCTTTTATAAATTCTTTATAGACTGTATTATTACCTTTATCATACCAAGTAGATGATACTTGATAAAATCTTTCCAAATTAACTTTATATGATTGATTAACCAAATTAAATTTGCTTATATAACTATTTGTCATATGGAAAGCCGTGTTATTGGTTAAATATAAATTTACATTTTTTTCTTCATCATTTTTTATAGTTTGTGGATTTGTCATAGTTCCTTTTTCCTCTTTATTGAAATAATTCATTTCTAATTGAATATTAACATAATTTATATTATATTGAAAATCAATAAATGTCCACACAAAAGCGTCTTTTGAAATAAAAGAGTATTTGGTAATATCTTTGATAAATTCTGGATAAGTGTCACTTGGATTTATCCAAGTCATACTATCATTACTTGATTGAACATTAGATGCAAATCCTAAATTTAAATCAAATGCCATTTGTTTTATTACCTCATAACTTGTACCTTTTTTTGATTCATAATTTGTATAAAAAAGTTCATCTACATCTAAAATCCCTTTAATTAAATAAGTAAAATAATTTTTTTGATTCTCACCTTTCACTGTTTCATATGATGTGATTCTAAAATCCATTCTTATTGGCATAGTATTATCAGATGTTGATTTAACAAAAATACTTAGAATCATATCATGATCATACGGATATAAATCATTAAATAATATACCTTTTGAATCGTCACAATATAATTCAATTTCTGGTAAAAATTTACTATTATGTAATTTTATATAAATAATATCCTTAGGATCAACAGTTGTACCAAAAGTTGTACCTGAGTCTGAATCTACCTTACTTATAAATACATATGGCACATAGTTAAAAGATTGTATAGCAATATCCGCAGATGTAGAATTATTTAATTGAAGACTTAATTCTTTTAGTTTTATTTTAGCTTTTTCTATGACTGTTATCATTGAAATGAATTTATTATTTGAATTTTATTATCTTTTGTCACTTTAACTTGCTGTAAATTAGAAGGTTTTACTGTATGCGGTAAGTTTTGATCAGATGTGCCGTAAAGATTTAGGTTATTTTGATTTGATTTGATTAAATTTTGTCTGGCAACACTTTTTAGATTTTGTAAATCATCTATTGTATATAATTTTTGCAAATTATCTACTTGACAGAAATAAATATATTGACCTTCCTTAACTGAATATGGACTAATTATATCATTTAATACCATTAGTTCTTCCATATAACTTGATGATCCATAAATATAATCTGATACTCTATCTAATCTCATTTCAAATTCTCTTGGAACAATATATATTTCAAGAGTCATATTTTTAGAATTATTGACTATATTTTTTTGAAATAAATTAAAAAGATTATCCTGATTAGGATCTCTTTTAATTCTATTATTTGCGGTATTATCAAAGGATAGTATTTCCATTATTTAATTTTTTATTTTCCACCTAATTTATATCCAGATGACTTATAAGTTCCTACCATTGGTGTGCCAGTAGAATATTTTTCTGTATATGGTATTGTTGCTTTCTGAATATTTTCATTAGCTTTTCTATTTTTTTCTATATTTGAATCAACCGCTTCTGTTCCAGGAGGTGGTGTATTATAAGTTCTTCTAAATGTATTATTAAACATTCTCATTAATTCTTGTTTACCTAAAGGTCTTGAAAATCTACAACCAAATGTTGCTTTTAATCTTTGTGGTTGATCATTAAATCCCATTTCATTGCTAGTTTCTATGCTGCAATTACTTACAATTATATGATTTGATGCAAACCATGGCGAATATGGATTACCTAAAGTTAAATACCAAGGTGTTGAACTTATTTTACCACCAACCATTAATTCTAAAGACCCTCTTAATTTAAATCTGTTTATAGATAGTGTGCTTGTTAAAATAGATTGTAAAAATGGTGCAATAAAATCTATTGTATCATCAACTTTCTGTTTTGCGGCATTTAAAACTGAGGCTTGTTTAGAACTTGTACCGTCTTTATAAAATTTATCTAATGCGGCTTGCTTTGCTGCTTTTTCGTCAGGCTTAGCATTTTCTACTTCTTTTTTTAATCTAGTTTCTTCTGCTGTTCTATCTTTATTTGATTGTTCTGTTTTTGCATCTGATTCTATGGCTTTATCAAGATTATTTTTCATAGTTTCATACGTGTCAGTAAAGAATTTTGCTATTACTTCCCAAAATCCAACCAAGACTTTAGCTACCATATCCCACCAAGCGTTCAGATTATTTCCTTTACCACTTGATGCATCTCTTGCACTTTTTATTATAGGTGAATTGTCACCCCAATAAAATACCATATTTGATGTTCCCATTGTCATAAGATTGTCCATTATATCTAACATTGCTGAGCCAGGATCAACATCTCCTAATAATTTTTGCTCATAATTTGTTTCTAATTCAAAAGTAAAATCTGAAGTAAGGTTCTGACTTTCTGGATCTCTCCATGGACCTTGACGTAAAAGATTAGGATTTCCAACTGGTATATTATTAAGACCCCAAGAATTAGATGTTGTTGCCCCATTTGCACCTTTATCTGTATTTGTTAAACTATTAGAAGTTGGATGTAAAAATGCATTTGGATCAAAATTTTCATATGTTTCATCTGTAGTTTCATCTATTCCACTTTTATCTAGTAAGTGCGCTCTATTATAAAGTTCAAATAACATACCTTGTGCAAAATCACCAATTGGAACTAATGGTGTACCTTCAGCTCCACCCATAGCTTTTTTAATAATATCATTTAATACTTGGTCAAATCTTCTGTCCATTGTTGTCCAAGTTTCACCAAATTGTATTTTACCAAAGTTATCAGAAGGTTTAATCCAGCCAATTACAGTTGAAATTGGCTCAATTTTCATTTCATTTAAGTCTTCTAACACAAAACAACCTTCTGGAAATCTTCTGAGAATAGCCATTCTGTTTATTGGGTAAACACCTAATTCTCTTAGATATGCTAAATCTGCCGCTTTTATTCTTAACCCAGCACCAGGATTACCTTTTGTTTCATTAAAATCATATAATAGTTGAACATAAGGATTTGTTGCCTTATTTTCATTTTTATAAACTTTTTCGGTTAAATATCTTTTTATATTATTCGTACCAGAACCAGAGCCATCTTTGCTCTTATAAACTACATATTTTGTTCCATCTGAATCAAATATGTTAAATTTATTATCTGCATTTGCTAAATTACTATTTACACTATCTCTATTAGTAATATTACTAAACAGAAAGTCCATTTCGGAATAATGAGTCGCCATTTAATTTATATAGTTTTTCTTTATATATAAAAAAAATATTCCTCTGAAATAGATTTTAGTAGTCTCTAATTATTTGAATGGCATCAAATAGTGATATGTTAGATAGAAGATTTTCATACATTTTTTGGTTGTCTTTAAAATCTTCAAAAAAGAAGAGTAAATTGAAATTAATTTTACCAGTTAAATTTTCTTTAATTTGAAAAATATCATCTATTTCCAAATTACTTATTTTACATAAATTCGGTATATAATACACATCTTTATTTTTTCTAATAGTTTGAGTTATTTTAGTATATATTATAAGATTAAAATATTCCCGCCATTCAGTCACATCTTCTAAGCCATGATCGTCCAATTGCTGTTTAATATCTATAATTGTCTTATTTCGTACCTTATTGACTTTGATATATTTATCTAATTTTTTCCTGTTTTTAACGAAAACTATATAAAACTCCATATATTTAGATTGTATTTTGGAATTATATATATTTTCAATTGGGTTCTAAATTTATTATATAAACTTTTTATTAAGTTTTACGTATAATAACTTAGAATAAATCTAAATAAAAATAATAATATATTATGGCAAAGACAACTAAACCCTCACAAAAGAAATCAAATGATTTTGATTTTTCTAAAATATCTACTCTTATAGAGAATATTTCAAAGAAAGATATAGTTTCAATTGAAGATTTTGAGAAAGAAAAAACATTTATTTCAACAGGCATTCATATCGTAGATGCACTTTTATCAAAAAGTATTTTAAAAGGAGGTATTCCTAATAACAAAATAACAATTATCGCTGGTCCTAAACAAACT